GCTTTGTATAAATATGACTAATTTTCAGAAAACCCCCAAAGCCGGGGGAAAATTTTGACGAAATATCGAACTGTCCTATAAAAGTCCCTAGAAGGACCTGTAAGACTTCTGGAAGACTTTCTGAACAATTAAAAGGGGTAAACTATGGCAAAAAAAATGAGCTGGGCTATCACGATCCGGCGACTGATGAAAAAAGCTGGCATATATCAGCCGCATTATGAACCTGTCATACAGCAGCTTGGCGATGTCCTTAATATCCGCGAAAAAGCTATGCAACAGTTCAAGGATGAAGGCGAGCAGCTTCTGGTCCTGCAGATAAATGGCAGGGGCGCGGAAAACTATGTAGTTAATCCGCTTATTACCAGGATCGAGAAGGCGGATGATACAGCGATCAACTACTGGAAAGAGCTTGGCTTTACTGCCAAGGCCTACAATTCACTGACAAACACTGTAACATCCAAGGAAGAAAAAGACAGCCTGGGAGCAATCCTTAAGAAAATAGGCTGCTAGTCATGAAAGCGAAAAAATATCTGCAGGTTGCAAAGGACTATGCCAGCGATGTCATAAGCGGTAAGATCATCGCTTCTGATGATGTCATAAATGCCTGCAAAAGATTTCAGGAAGATCTTAACCGTCCTGATCTGGTTATGAAAAACGAGCAGCCGGACCAGGCGATCAGCATTATGGAAAATATATTCGTTCATAAGCAGGGCGAAGCTCCTGACGGATCGCCTTTGCAGGGTAAGCCCCTTAAGCTGGAACCATGGCAGATATTTATTATCTACAATTTGCTTGGCTTCTGGTACAAAGGCACCAAGGAACGAAAATATAAAGAAGCCTGGATAATGCTTGGCCGAAAAAACGGCAAAACAAGCTTTGTAGCAGCACTTGCCTTTGCCGTAGCTCTTATTCAGAGAAAATCAGGATCCAAGATCTACGTCGTGGCAGCTGCTCTTAAGCAGGCCCTTGAGAGCTTCGACTTTATCAAGTATTCGCTCCGGTATAAGAAAATTATCGGAGAGTTCCAGGTAAAAGACAGCTACGTCGAACATAGCATAAAGCATGAGTTCGACGATGGGACCATAGAAATTCAGATCTTAGCATCGAATCCTGATGCGCAGGATTCATTCAACTGTAACTTTGCTATAGCGGACGAGGTTGCAGCATACAAGAAGCCTGCACAGTATAACCGTTTCAAGGAAGCCATGAAGGCTTATACAAATAAGCTGATGGTCGGAATCACTACAGCAGGCGACAATATGAACAGCTTCGGCTATGACAGGATGCAATATGCTATTAGGGTTGCTTCCGGAGTAGTAAAAGACGATTCCTTCTTTTCTTTCGTTGCCAGAGCTGACACAGACGATAAAGGGAACTGTGATTACACGAATCCTATTCAGCACATGAAGGCGAATCCGAACTACGGAGTAACCATCAGGCCGCAGGATATTATGAACGATGCCCTGCAGGCGCAGAATGATCCAAGGCAGAGGAAAGATTTTTTATCCAGGTCCTTGAATATCTACACGGCTGCTATGCGTGCCTGGTTCGATATCGAAGAGTTCAAGACTAGCGATAAAAAATATAACTGGTCCTTGGAAGAACTGGCGAAGCTTGGCATTAGCTGGTATGGCGGAGCTGACCTTTCAAGAATGCACGACTTAACAGCAGCTGCGCTCTATGGAACATACCAGGGCGTAGATATCATTATCACACACGCTTTTTGTCCGGAAGTCCTTGCAGTCCAGAAGAGCGATGATGATAATATCCCACTTTACGACTGGCTGGATAATGGCTGGCTTACCATGAGCAATACGCCGACCATGAATGCTTCAGACGTTGTTAAGTGGTTCATGGAAATGCGAAACAAAGGCTTCAAGATCCGGCAGGTCGGACACGATAGAAAATTTGCAGGAGAAGAATATCTGCCGCTGATGCGCAAGGCAGGATTCAACATTATAGACCAGCCACAGCTCTATTATCTTAAGAGCCAGGGCTTCAGGCATATAGAAAAAGCAGCCAAGGACGGTAATTTATATTATTTGCATTCAACGGCCTATGAATACTGCGTATCAAACGTGGCTGCAGTAGAAAAGACCGATGATGCGGTTTCATACGAAAAAGTAGGACAGACACAGCGAATTGATCTATTCGATGCGTCTGTTTTTGCTTGTGTAAGAAGCATTGAAGACAGCGCTAAAAGTAAAGCAGCACAATCATGGTGGGGCGAATAAATGGGTAAGAAAAAGAAAAACAGACAGATTCAGACAATCAGAGAAACAGGAAGACCTAACCCAGTAGCGGTATGGTTATCCGATTCCGAAACTATCAGCTGCGTGGGCTATACATCCCTTGCAGATAATCCTGAGATCATGACAGCTTGCCATAAGATCGCAGAGCTTATCGGTTCCCTTACTATCCACCTGATGGCTAATACCGAGAAGGGCGACCAGCGAATCATCAATGCGCTTTCCAGGAAGATTGACATTGAGCCGGAAATGCACATGACAAGAACGACGTGGATCCAGGCTATTGTAATGAACCTGCTCCTTTATGGCAAAGGAAACAGCATTGTCGTTCCGCATACCTACGAAGGAATCCTTCAGAACCTTGAGCCTATAAGTGTAGGCAGGGTAGGTTTTGAGCCTATTGGCTACCGTGACTACAGGGTCCTGATAGATGGTAAGGCAAGGAATCCGGACAGCGTGCTGCACTTTGTCTACAATCCGGATAAAAACTACCTGTGGAAGGGCAAAGGCCTTACGGTATGCCTTAAGGACCTTGCGCAGAACCTTAAGCAGGCCACAACAACAGAAAAAGCCTTCATGGAATCCAAGTGGAAACCTTCAGTAATCGTAAAAGTCGATGCTTTGACTGAAGAATTTTCTAATCCTACAGGAAGGCAGAAGCTCCTTGAAAGCTATGTAAAAAGTGCTGATGTTGGAGAGCCTTGGCTTATTCCGGCGCAGCAGTTCGAAGTAGAGCAGGTTAAGCCGCTTTCGCTTGCGGATCTTGCGATAAAAGACACTGTAGAGCTTGATAAGAGAACAGTTGCAGCTATTTTAGGCGTTCCGCCGTTCCTTCTGGGCGTCGGAGAATACAATCAGGCTGCATGGAACAACTTCATTCAGAACACGATCAAGCCAATTTGCATAGCAATACAGCAGGAGCTTACGAAGAAACTTATCGTAAGCGAAAAAATGTACCTGAAATTTAATGTTCTTTCGCTCCTTGACTGGGATATCAAGTCTATCTACGAAGTATTCGGCGGACTTTGCGATAAGGGCATTGTTACACCGAACGAAGTGCGTGACCGCGTAGGAATGAATCAGCTGGACGGACTGGATCAGCTCAGGATCCTTGAGAACTATATTCCTATCGAGGACATCGGCAAACAGTCAAAACTTGTAAAGGGGGACAATGATAATGAGTAACCGCGAAGGAAGGCTGATGCGTACAACATCAACAAATTTTTATGCAACTAGAGACGAAGCGACAGAAAAGCTTTCAATCGAAGGCTATTTTGCAGTTTTCAATTCAAATTACGAAATAGCTCCGGATATGAGCGAATCAATCGCGCCTGGCGCGTTTGACAATACACTTGCAGACGATATCAGAGCTTTAATCAACCATGACACGACCTTAGTGCTTGGAAGAACGAAAGCGAACACTCTTCAGCTGCGTACTGACAATCACGGCTTATGGGGACACATCGACATCAATCCGAACGATACCGATGCTATGAACCTGTATAACCGTGTACAGCGTGGCGATGTAGACCAGTGCAGCATCGGCTTCGACATCCTGAACGAGGAAACCGACTTCCGCGAAGATGGATCAGTACACTGGACGATCAAGGAAGTTAAGCTCTATGAAGTTTCGGCCTGCACTTTCCCGGCCTATGAGGAAACCAACATAGCAGCCAGGGCAAAAGAAAAAGAGGATCTTGTAAGGCGTAAAAACACAGCCTGGAAGGATTCTGTACTCAAAAAACTGAAAGGAGAAAGCGAAAATGCTTAAGGTTTTACTTCTCAGATCTAGAATCGACAAAGCCAGAAAGGCCCTTGAAGAGCTTAGAAAAAAAGATGCTGAATTTGAAAAGCGCGAAGCTGAGCTTGAGCAGGCTATAAATGAAGCAGCTGAAGCTGAAGGCGAAGACGCAGCTGAAGCTCAGAAGGCAGTCGAAGAAGAAGTTGAAAAGTTCGACCAGGAAAAGGAAGAACACGAAGCTGCTAAGAAGTCCCTTGAGGACGAGCTTACAGAGCTTGAGGAAGGCCTTGCAGCTGAAGAAGCTGCTCAGGACACTTCAGAAGAACCAAAACCACAGCCACAGGCTGAAGAAAGGAAGGAAGAGAAAATGATCACACGCAACAAGTTTTTCCATGGCGTAGACGTTGACGCTATGTTCCAGAGAGACGATGTTAAGGCTTATCTGTCAGAGATCAGAAGCTGCATCAAGAACAAAAGAGAGCTTACAAACGTAGGCCTTACAATTCCTGAAGTCTTCGTAGGGCTTATCAAGGAGAACGTAGAGAACTATTCAAAGCTCTACAAGCACGTTAACGTACAGCCAATTGCCGGAAAGGCTAGAGAGGTTGTTCAGGGTACAGTTGCAGAAGCAATCTGGACAGAGTGCTGCGCAGTTCTTAACGAGCTTTCACTTGCATTCAACGACGTAGAGATCGACTGCTACAAGGTTGCTGGATATTACAAGGTTTGCAACGCTGTTCTTGAGGACAACGACGTTCAGCTTGCTACAAAGCTTCTTGAAGCTCTTTCACAGGCTATCGGCCTTGCAGTAGATAAGGCTATCCTTTACGGCCGTAACAGTGCATCTACTCAGAAGATGCCACTTGGTATCGTTTCAAGACTTGCACAGACAAGCGAGCCTTCAAACTATCCTGCAACAGCTAGACCTTGGGTAGACCTGCACACAAGCAACATCATTTCACTTTCTGCAGGACTTACAGGAGCTGGCCTGTTCAAGCAGATCGTTCTCGCATCCGGAGCAGCTAAGGGCAAATACAGCCGTGGCGGAAAAGTATGGGTAATGAACGAGACAACCTACACCAAGCTCATGGCTGAGACAGTTTCCGTTAATGCTAACGGCCAGATCGTTTCTGGCGTAGCTGGAACAATGCCTGTAGTTGGCGGCGTGATCGAAGTTCTTGACTTCATCCCTGACAACACAATCATCGGCGGCTACTTTGATCTGTACCTGCTTGGCGAGAGAGCTGGCGCACAGTTCGCACAGTCTGAGCACGTCTTCTTCGTACAGGATCAGACAGCCTTCAAGGGAACAGCAAGATACGACGGACAGCCCGTTATTGCAGAAGCCTTCGTTGCTATCGGTCTTGAAGCCACAACACCTGCAGCAAGCAGCGTAGCATTCGCTCCTGACGAAGCAAACACAGTTAAGGCTATCGCTCTTAACGTAAACGCAGTAACAATCGACCTTTCTGAGGACGACGAGTTCCAGATGCAGGCTGTTACAATGCCTATCGACGCACCTATCACATGGTCTTCAAGCGCAGAAACCTACGCTACAGTAGATCAGAACGGTCTTATCAAAGGTAAGGCTGCAGGAAGCGCAACAATCACAGCAGTAAGCGGTTCTGCAAGTGCTTCAGTAGCTGTTACAGTTACAACCTGATGAACTATCTGGTAATTAAAGACCTTATAGAGCGCAAAACGCTTAAGCAGTTCAGAGCAGGGGAGACTTACCCCTGTTCTGATCCTGCAAGGGCTGAATTTCTTATCAAAACCGGATATCTGGCAGAGCCGGAGAAAACGGAAGAAAAAGAGCAGCCAAGCGCAGAAGAAAAGAAGCCTAAGAAAGTTTCAAAAACCGCTAAGGCTCCTGCAAAGCGCTCTACAAAGACAAAGAAAGCGTGAGAATATGACAGAAGCGCAGATTTCAGCATTATTAAGCAGCCTTAAGGTTGATCTGGGAATACTGAGGACAACAGCATACGATTCTAGGCTCAAAGAGATCATTAAGAGCAGCTTCCAGATGATCGAGAGGGAAGGCGCTACGCTTGATGTTAGCCTTTTAGAAGATGCGCAGCTTGTCGTAATGTATTCCGCATGGTTATGGCGTAAGCGCGATTCCGGCGAAGGAATGCCAAGGATGCTGCGCTGGGCGCTTAATAATCGAATCTTAAGTGAGAAAGCTAATGGATGATACTTTATTTTTGCTCAAAACTACATACACGAAAAACAAGTACGGCGTAGGCGTTCCTTCGCAGGAAAAGAACGAAGTAATGTGCGACAGACAGTCTGTTTCAAGAAATGAGTTCTTTAATGCTGGAAGAAATGGGCTTAATCCGCAATTTGTTTTTACTGTTTTCAAAGGCGATTACCAGGGGGAGACAGTATGTGAATATAACGGACAGACCTATTCGATCTACAGGACCTATGAAACCGATGATGATTACATAGAGCTGTATGTCGAGCGGAAAGCAGGCACAAATGGCGAAGAAAGTGACAGTGGACAATCTGGCGGATGAGTTTAAGAAGATCCTGGACGAGTATGCAGGGGACATCCAGGATAATCTTGACGTAATTACTAAAAAAATCGGCCAGAAGGGCGCTCAGGCCCTTAGAAATGAATCAAAAAGCGTTTTTCCTGTGAATGGGGGCAAAGATTCCGGGGAATATGAAAAAGGCTGGGCGTCAATGGTAAGTAAGCCGAACAGGCTCTACACCGTTGTCACGATCTACAACAAAAAACGAGCCGGACTTGCGCATCTACTTGAGTTCGGCCATGTTTCTGCCAATGGAACAGGCAGATATGGCAGAGTTCCGGAACATCCGCACGTTAGGACCGTGGAACAAACGCTTGTAGTCGAATATGAAAGAGAGGTTAAAGCGAACCTATGAGATCCTATACCAGAGAAGAAATTGACGCTATGGTCGCAAGCATAGGCCTTCCTTATGCCTACTTCGAGTTCGACGATAATACGCCGCAATCGCCACCATTTATCTGCTGGTTCTTCTCAGAGCCAAGGGATGTAATGGCAGACAATGAAAACTATGTAGACAGAGAGCTGTTAAATATCGAGCTTTACACTAAGTACAGAGATTTTGACCAGGAACTGGCCGTAGAAGACGTTCTTAAGTCCTACGGCTTTTCTTATGCAACAGAAGAAAACTTTATCGATTCCGAAAAAGTATGGCAAATAGCTTATGAAAGCGAGGTAATTATCAATGTCACAGAATAACAAAGTTAAATACGGCTTAAAGAACTGCTACTACGCCGTTGCAACTATTGACGAGCTGACAAACGAAGCTACCTACGATACTCCTAAGCCATGGCCCGGAGCTGTAAACCTTTCTCAGGATCAGCAGGGCGAAACAACCAAGTTCCGCGCTGACAACTACGATTACTGGGTAGGCAACTCAAACAACGGATATCAGGGCGATCTTGAGAGCGCTCTTATCCCTGAGAGCTTCAGGATGGATGTGCTTGGAGATATCGAGGATTCTAACGGCGTTCTTGTAGAGGATGCAGATGCTAAGACTGTTCACTTCGCATTCTTGTTCCAGTTTGAAGGAGACGTGAAGGCTACAAGACACGTTTTATACAACTGCACAGCAACACGCCCTTCAGTAACAGGATCCACAACTGAAGAGAATATCGAGCCACAGACCGAGACAGTATCAATTACTGCTACTTCTATCCATAACGCAGGCCTTGACAAGAATCTTGTTAAGGGCAGATGTTTCGAAGGCAATACCGAGTATGACAACTTCTTTGCATCCGTATATCAGCCTTCAGCTGCAGCTACTTACGTTACTGTTTCCTTCGATACAGACGGCGGAACAGCTATCGCAGATCAGACTGTAAGAAGCGGAGCTACCGCAGAGCAGCCTGCAGATCCTACCAAGGCTGGCTATGACTTCAAGGGCTGGTACAAAGAAGACACATTTACAACAGTATTCGACTTTGACGACGCGATTACCGCTGATACAACGGTTTACGCTAAGTTTGAAGTCCATACCTGATAACAAGGGGGCTTTTTTCATGACAAAAGACGTACAAATTGGGGAAAAAACTATCAGTTTTACCGCAAACGGCGCTACGCCGTTGTTTTACAAGCAGTTCTTTGGTAAGGACCTGCTTAAAGCAATATCTACTTCAGACGATGGGCTGGTTCTGGCAAGCGATAGCTTGCCGGAGCTGGCCTTTATCATGGCAAAACAATCCGATAAGGCCGATATGATGCACCTTACACAGGAAAATTATATCGAGTTCTTATCTCTTTTTGACGCCTTGGAGCTTCCGCTTGCAGGGGACAAAATATTCAGCGTATATGTTGCCAACTCAATGCCTACCGAAGAGGCTAAAAAAAAGACCAGCGGCAGAGCGAAAGGGTAACATCTACAGCACTATACCTTCTAAGATGCTTCCAGGTCGGCCTTCATGTAGCTGACCTGGAATATTTAGATCTGGGAATGGTAATTGATATTTTCACAGAATCCAAGAACGACAATTACAAATACAAGGAAGTCGCCAATCAGAGCGATTTCGACAATTTTTAAGGAATAGATTATGGCAGATAGAGTAAAAGGCTTAACAATTGTATTAGGCGCGGACACTTCCGAACTTGTTTCAGCTATCCATAACGTTAATACTGCCATTTCAAAGACACAGACTAACCTTCGTGATATCAACAAGGCTCTTAAGCTTGATCCGGCAAATGTAAACCTTCTGAAGGATAAGCAGAACGAACTGTCTACAGCTATAGCTCAGACAAAAGAGAAGCTGCAGGCAGAAAAAGAAGCCATGGAAAAGCTTGAAGCTTCAGGCGTTGACAAGACTTCCCAGCAGTTCAGAGATCTTAAGGTTCAGATTGACCTGGACGAATCAGCTCTTAAGAACCTTGAGACACAAATGAAGAATTTCGGCACAGTAGGCGGACAGGTATTAGCTGAAATGGGCCGAAAGATGCAGGAAGTCGGAGATAAGATCAAGGCTGTAGGCGACAAGATCTCAAGCGTAGGCCAGTCTCTTACTACTACAGTTACACTTCCTATCGTTGCTGCAGGAACAGCTGCAGTATCGTCTTTTGCTGAAGTCGATAAGACAATGACCTTGGCGAATCAGACAATGGGAAATACTGCAGAACAGGCAAGCTTATTAAATAAGGCCATGGAAGAAGCTGCGTCAAATTCTACATTCGGAATGAACGATGCAGCCCAGGCTTCACTTAACTTTGCCAGAGCTGGACTTGATGCAGAGCAGGCAGCTTCAGCTATGGCTCCTGCTATGAACCTTGCCGCAGGCGAAGCCGGAGATCTTGATACGGTTTCTTCAGGACTTGTAGCAACTATTAACGGTTTCGGCGATTCTTTCGAGCAGGCCGAACACTACGCAGATGTATTTGCTGCAGCTTGTAACAATTCCGCGCTTGATGTTAACGGACTTTCCGAGAGCATGAGCGTCGCAGCTCCTATCTTCAGGACCGCAGGAAAAGACGTTGAAGATGCAGCTCTTTATCTTGGCGTAATGGCAAATGCCGGAATTGAAGCTAACGTTGCTGCTAACAGCCTTAAAACAGGTATGGCAAGACTTGCGCAGCCTACCAAGCAGGCAAAAGAAGCTATGGAGCAATATGGTATCGCTATGAGCGATATCTGGAATGAAGACGGTTCCATGAAGGATTCTGTAGAGATTCAGAAGAATCTTAACAAGGCTTTCGCAAACCTTAGCGAGCAGGAACAGATGGCAGCTGCAGGTGCGATCTTTGGAAAGAATCAGATGTCTTCATGGCTGGCTCTTATCAATACAGCTCCTGAAGATGTTAATGCTCTTAGTGAATCCATCAAAAACAGCACAGGAACCACACAGGAAATGGCAGACGCCATGATGAGCGGTTTCGGTGGATCCATAGAAAAATTAAAATCCAGCCTGGATGTTCTTGTAACATCCCTTGGAAGCATAATCGCAGAATATCTTACACCTGTGATCGAGAAGATCCAGGGCGTCATAGATATGTTCATGGCGATGGACGAAGAAACCAAGAAGCAGATTGTTACTATAGCAGGAATTGTAGCTGCTATAGGCCCTGTTCTTCTTGTAGGCGGCAAGATCATATCCGGAATAGGCTCTATCGTTTCATCCCTTGGAGCAGTGGCAACCTTCATAGGTTCAACGCTTATTCCTGCGATCACTGCGATATCAGCTCCGATTCTTGTAGTTACAGCTGCTGTGGTAGCCCTTGCTGCAGGATTCGTTTACCTTTATCAGACAAACGAGGACTTCAGGAACAAGGTTAATGAGCTTGTTTCTGGAATAAAAGAAAACTTCGGTCAAATGATCGAGACGATCAAGCCAGCACTTTCAGAGCTATTTGAAACTATAAAAGGCGTCGTAAGCGATCTTGTAGCTGGATTCGGAAAGTTCGTAGAAACCGCAAGGCCAGTATTTGAGTTTATCGCTACAGGAATTGCCGGAGTGATTAACGGAGTAATGGCGGCTGCTACACCTGTAGTCAATGCCGTCAATTCAATAATCAAGATGGTTTCATCCGTAGTAAAAGCGCTGTTTTCACTGCTTACAGGAGACTTTAAGGGCTTTGCTACCAACATGAAGGATGGCCTTAAGAATATGCTTGATGCCATCAAGAGCCTTCTGGAAGGAAAGCTTGCCTTCTTCAAAGGATTATTTGATACCTTCGGCTCAGATATCGGCTCCAAAGCTATGCAGTGGGGCATTGACCTTATAAACAACCTTATCGAAGGCATAAAGAGCAT